GGACTCCATAAAATCACATAGGCAAGCTCACCACCTGTGGTGGAAATTCACCTACATAAGCCAAATTTAACACATCAAAAAATATTGAAAAACAGCCATTTTTGATCATTTTTTGGTGGGTTATGGGGTACTTTTGGGGACATTTTAGCTCATTTTTGAGGTGATTTGAACCCTGATTTGAGGCACTTTTTTGAGGCAAAAAAGCACCATTTTTAGGAGCAAAAATAGGGTCATTTTGGGGGTAAAAATAGGGTCATTTTGGAGCTCTTTTTTGACCCCGTAGTTGAGCTGTTTTGGTAGCCAAAAATCGACCCCCGAGGTGGACTCCTAACAGCAGCCAAAAATCGACTGTTTTTGGTGCTCAAAAAAGCGCTTAAAAATGGCCTCAAAATCGACTCCAAAATGGAGTGAAAATCAGCGCAA